CCGGTCCTGATACTGCTGAAGCTCACGTTTTTCAGGTCGTTTGACAGGGAGTGATACGACACGCCAAGCCCGCCTGATATCGCCTGCAAGCAGCTCTTGACGAAATCGGCAAACATCTCATGGGGATACTTGGGATCAAAGGAATCGAACGATTGCCCCTCGGCAAGCTGCTCAATAATGCCCGGCTCAAACTCGGAGATCACAGCGCCGCTCGCGTCTACATCGTCCCCGGTGTAACTCGCGCCATCTGGCGAAGTGATAAAGCCCATCTTCGCGGCACCGGCACGGGCGGTTGTCATGGCCGCCTCGAAATAAGCGTCCAGCATTTTCAGCCGTTGCAGGCCGGTGGCCATCCACGGATACCCGCGAGTCTGCCCAACCTGATCGGCAAGGTAGGTGTGGACAATCTCCCGGGCGTCGATCTTGACATACCGCCGACCGTTTTGGCCAACGTACCCGGACGATGTTGGCGAATACTCCCGCAGGTGATAGGCCAATTTGCGCCCCCACTTGTCGTACTCAATCGCCATCTTGATATATCGACCGCCGGTCAGCGGGACACAGTACGCAGGATCAAGCAGCGCCGGGTCCAAGTGCTGAATCGTGAAGTTGTACTTACCCCCGATTTTCCCGGGGATGCCACGAACAAGCATTTCGCCGTCGATGGCCATGGTGGAAATCGCCTGCCGCTGCATGGCAACCCAGCCAAGCTGTTGTTTCAGGTCGCAAGTCTCAGGACGCCCCCAGTCGGCCCATGCGGCCTCGATCTCTTTGTTGGCCTTGTCGTCCGGCTCCCCGTTGATCCCGACGGTACGGGCCTGCATGGCCACCCCGTTGGGGCCGACCACGTTCTCACGGACCATGCCGACAAACCGGCGGGCAAAGTCGTTGTTTAGATACGAGTCCCGAGACCGTGCCCGCAACGACGTGAGCCCATCCTTGATCGCCGTGTCAGGCGTTTCCGCGCTGGTGGTCCACCCGTGCAACAGCCTGCCGGTATTGGCCGCCACAAATCCCCGGAACCGGCTGGACCTACGCCGCCTGGCAGACCGTTTAAAAATGCTCAACAAATCCATGGCCAAGCCTTAATTCAGGAACCGTATCCTGATCTTGTTACTGTTGCCGAGCCCGTTGGCTATGTTCTCCCGCCGTACTTCCTCCGCGTACCACGCCTTATATTTCTCCAGCCAAGTGATAAGTTCCTCCGGGGAATACCGTGCAAGCGACCGCCCGGCAATGCTCATGCTCGATTGGTCGATGCTGGCCTTCCCTAGAGTCATCGCCTCAAGCGCAACCATCGTTTTGTGGATGGTCGTCCGGGCGTCGTAAGCGCCTGTTTCGGCGTCGAAGTTGGCCTTGATAACCGCTGACCCTGTAGCGAATAGATACCGCTCAGCGCTCAGCGTGGCATATCCCTGCCAGGAATAGTCATCAGCGTCGAAGTTGGCAGACGTTGCCGCCAGGATAGTCAGCAAATGGTTCGCCCCGGATACTGTTGATGTCACGTCGAACTGACCTGATGCCGACACGAAGGTATATTTTAGCTCCCAGCTATCAGCAGCCGGGAAGTCAGCAAGGCTTTTCGTCCACTTCACCGTGTCGCCTGCGACAATAACGGTGGGTTCAACTGTCGGGATTGTCGGTGCCATCTACTTCCACCTGTTCATGTATCCGCTTTTGCGGGATCGCTTCGACTTGGCCGGCCTCGCGGTATCGTCACCCTCGCCCTTGTCGGCTGGGACAAGCCGGGCGGCCAATGCGTCAATCTTCGGGTTCAACAGAATCAGGGCACCATGGGCATAGACCATGCAGTCTATCGCCTCGTTGCGCTTCCTGGTGCAGATCCATTCCTGATACGGCACACCCTTGCGGAACTTCGTCACCAATTTCTCAGCGGTCAACTGGGCAAAATACTCATCATCGAAAACATCAGACAGCGGGAAGTGGATGTACCCTGGACCGGGCTTGTCCTTCTCCAGACGCACCGCTACCAGAGCCTTGAGCTCGTCAACGCCCAACGCCCAGAGTTCAACAGAACTGCGCTCGCGGCCAATGCGCTGGCGTGAGGACGCCTTGGTTGCAGGTCGTCCAAATCCACCGACGCCCTTGATTGCGAATATCCGCTTCGCCTTTTTGCCCCGGCAATACTTGTAAACCATCTGCGTATGATGGCCTCCTGAGTCGATGCAGGTGGCGGAAATGCCAAGATTCGCGCCGCTTTCATGTCGGTACGTCCCCTTTAAAAGCACGTCGTCAAGGTCATTCCACACCGCCAAGCTGCCCGGATCTCCCCAGATTACCCGGTGGTCGATGACCCACTTTTCCTCGCGCTCGCCCACGCCCAGAATCGTCACTTCCAGCCGGTTGTCCTGCGTGTCAACCCCGGCGACCAGGACCGCAGCGCCCGCCGGGACCTCTGCCGGGTACGCCTCTTTCCGCATTATGAGACTGTCCGGGTCCATCTGCTTCCCGTATTCCTCGTAGGTCTCGCCCATGCTGGTATTCGTCCACACCCTGAGTAGGGCAGAGTCCTCTTTGGCTGCAAGGAAATCTTCCACAATCTCGCCCCACCGACGCCAAGGTGAGTACAATTCGTTGATGTGAAACCCGGCAATACCGTTGCTGAACCCCTCGGCCATCCATCTACCTGACCGCAACATCTTCGTTTTGTCGCCCTCGGTCAGCTTTTCCTCGCAGTGATCGCACTCGTACCACGGGTCTGAGTTGTCCCAATGCCCGTCTTCGCCCTTGTCCCATTTGATATTCGACCAGACAAGCGGTTGCATCGTTCCACAATGCGGGCAGGGGACGTAGTACCGGCGCTGGTCGCTGGTCTCAAATGCCATCTCAATCCGGCTTGCTCCCTTGACCGTCGGCGTGCTGGCCATGACAATCAGCCGGTTGTGGAACGTCGCCGTCCGCTTGATGGCGAGTTGCAGGGGGTCACCTTCCGTGCCAGCCGAAACCGGATACCTGTCTATCTCGTCTGCAAATACTACCCGAATGGGTCTGGATGCCAGGCTGGCCGGAGAGTTCGCACCGCACAGAGTTAAGTGACCCCCTGGGAACTTCTTATGCAACAGGGTATTGCCGGAGTCCCGCGCCTTGGGGTCCCGGACCTTGCCGGTCAGCACCGGTGTATCGCGGAACATCGGGGCAACCCGATCCTTGCTGAACGCCTCGGCCATATTCAAAGTAGGCTGGAGCATCAGCATAGGCGACGGCTCTTGGTCTGTGAAATACCCGATGCCATTCAATTCGATTTCAGACTTTCCAATCTGGGCACTTGATTTGATTACAACGGTATGGATACCAGGCTCCTTCATGGCATCCATCATTCCCCGCTGGAAAGGCGCTCGGTTAGTCTTCCACCAGCCCGGTTCCGCGCTTGCCTCGCTTGACAGAACCCTTTTTGCGTCGGCCCACTGGCTTACGCTTAGGTCCGGTGGCGGGGCAAGCAATCTCGCCGAGTCCCGAATCAGCCTCATCGCGGTCTTTTCTGCTGTAATCGCTTCCAGCATATTCCTTCAATTCGTCCAGGGCATCGAAGATCAACTCCCGGATCTCGGTTTCAACCTCGGCCATTGTCCCGCCAGCCACCCGGGGGGCAACCGTGGACGGCAGGCCAAGCAATTTGGCCCGCATATTCGACGTGTATTCGCTCCAAACACGGGCGATAATGTCACTCGGGATCAACTCTCCACGCATAACCTTGACTTCAAGCTCCACCTTGTCGGCCTGGTGCATGGTCAGCCGCGCCCGCTCCTCAGTCAAATCTAATTGATCTCTGGTATCCTGCGACCGCTTGACAGCGATGCAATCCGGCAGGTAGTACAGCCGCTCACGCCCGACCTTTTTGATGGAAGAAACCGGCCACTTGTAAAATGCGGCGGGAGTGATCCCAAACGCCTTGGACATCAGCCCAGCAGGCAACAGCAACCGGTCCTCATAGTGGATTTTAAGGTCGGTCAAAATACCAACCCCTTACCAAATGCAAAATCTAGCCTGTTTTCTTGCCCATTGACC